ATGTGCCTGTTGTGCAAGCTGTAATTCCCGTAAATAATGATACTGTAAATAATTCTAAAAGAAAAAGATCATTTGGAGGTATTTTTGGACGTAGGTTTGGAAGCAGTAATAATAGGGTAGTAAGCCCATTTGGAAAAGTTAATAGTCGACCAAGAAGCCCCTTTGGTGTCGGCCGTCTTATCGGTTTAGATGAGGGAATGAAAAAAGGTGGAGCAGTTAAAAAGAAAACTGTAAGCAAAGCTAAAACAAGCTCCGCCTCTAAACGTGCAGACGGATGTATTACAAAGGGTAAAACGAAAGGTAAAATGGTGTAATCTATGAAAAAGAAAATTAAAAAATTTGCAGAAGGTGGATTAAATCTAATAAATAGAGAATCTTTAAATTTAAAAAATAGAGAAGGATTAAACTTAGAAAAATCATCTGCAACAAGAGATGTACCTATTATGAATAGGAATGTAACGCGGGTAGCCCCTAATACTTTTCAGGCTAGAAATGGATTTAATCAAAAGATGGTTACTCAAAAAGGTTATGATTCTGCGACGCCAGTGTATGAAGAGTACTATCAAAGAAGAGGTAGAGGAGGAAGAGGACCTGAAAAACTACCAATTAACGCACCCGATGTTGATCGTAGATTTTATACGCTTCAAAAAAAACTTATTGGTTATGATGCAGTAAAAAATGTTCCTGGAGTACGACAAGAAACATACGAAACGCCACGAGAAAGATTAAATTTAAACTCTTATGGTTCGCTACAACTTAAGAAAGGTGGAGCAGTTAAAAAGAAAACTGTAAGCAAACCCAAGACAAGCTCTGCTTCTAAACGTGGCGACGGGTGTATTACTAAAGGAAAGACAAAAGGTAAAATGGTGTAATCTATGAGCAGCAATTATAGCTCAGGCAAGAACTCGATAGCAGACTGTGATAGATGTGGTTTTAGATTTAAGTTATCACAGTTAAAACACATTTATATACGATTAGACGACACAAACATTAAAGTGTGTAAAGAGTGTTGGGAGCCTGACCAACCACAGAACATGCAGGGTTTATATCCAGTGGATGACCCACAAGCGGTGCGTGACCCACGACCTGATTTAAGTTTTGTCCCTGCAGGGCAGTATAGTTCTAGGGACATACAATGGGGGTGGGATCCAGTAGGACTAAATAATCCTTTACAGTTAGAAGGGTTAATAGATGATTTGCAAGGAAATGGGTCTGTAGGAACAGTTACAGTAACAACAACTTAGGAGTATAATATGAATAAAGATAGAAAAGGGTGTAACCACACTTATAACCAACCAGAAATGGTTCCAGTACCACAAACAGCGGGATACCCAGAAACAGGCGTTAAAACCACTGGTGTTGAAACTCGTGGTAATGGTGCAGCTACAAAAGGTACTAAAGCTCGTGGACCAATGGCCTAAGGATAGGTAATGAACTATACACAATTAATTGCTGCAATTAAGTCGTATACCGAGAACGATTACGCTACCGCGGATATAAACTTATTTATAGAGCAAGCTGAACAACGGATATACAACTCAGTTCAGTTACCTGACTTACGTAAGAACGTTACGGGTAATATGACGTCTGGTAATAAGTATTTATCTGTGCCTTCTGATTGGCTATCTACATTTAGTATGGCCGTGATTAGTGCGACTAATGAGTATACTTTTTTATTAAACAAAGACGTGAACTTTATTAGAGAGGCGTTTCCTGATACAGATTCACCTTTTTATGGGAAACCAGAATATTATGCAATTTTTGATGATACAACATTTATATTGGGTCCTACGCCAGATGCTAATTACAACACCGAACTTCATTATTATTACTATCCTGAAAGCATCGTCACTAATGGCACTTCTTGGCTTGGGGACAATTTTGATAGTGTTCTGTTTTATGGAGCTTTGTTGGAAGCGGCTGTTTACATGAAGGAAGATCCAGAAGTTGTAAACACTTATACTACTAAATACGCAGAAGCAATGCAGTTAATACAAAACCTAGGTGAAGGTAAAAATAGACGGGATGCTTACAGAAGCGGACAATTGCGGATACCTGTTACTAAACTATAAGAAAGGATTGAAATGGATTTAGGAAACATTAATTTTGAGGTACATACAACGTCGGGTCGAGGTCATACCCCGGAAGAGATTGCAGAATTTGCACTAGGTAAAATTATGTATGTAAGTAAAGATGCAAACCCTTTAATCAGGGACCAAGCAGAAGCATTTAAGGGATATATTAGGCAAGTTCTAGTAAAATACTTAAAACAAGCGGTACAATCTGACCGCACAACACTAGCGAATAAACTGCGTGAAGCAGGGCATTCAGATTTAATTAAAATTTTGGAGATTTAAAATGGCAATTTCACAAGCAATGTGTACGTCGTTTAAAGTTGAGTTGCTTAGCGGTGGACATAACTTTAATACAACAAACGTAGCTCGAAGCTCAAACACACAAGATGTATTTAAAATAGCGTTGTTTACATCATCAGCAACACTTGATTCTACTACAACAGCCTATTCAACATCAAATGAAGTACCAAGTACAGGTAACTATTCAGCTGGCGGAAATACTTTGGTTGTATCACAAGTGCCAACAAGTACTACTACGACTGCATGGTTAGATTTTGCAGATACTACATGGGCAGCAGCAACTATTACAGCTAACGGCGCTTTGATCTATAACAGCACTAATAGTGATACTTCTGTAGCCGTGTTAGCATTTGGCGGAGATAAAACTTCAACCGATGGTGATTTTACAATTCAGTTTCCAGCTGCTGATTCAACAAGTGCAATTATTAGAATAGCTTAATAGGGGCGAATAGTGGCCTCTTCTATGGAATATATAGGATATGGCGAGGTCCCTTGGTCGGAAGGCAGTTGGGGTTTAGACCTTACAATAATTTATGTAGACGGAGTGTCTGCAACAGCAACACTAGGTGAAGAAAGTGTAATTGCTAAAGCAGTAGTTAGTGTTACTGGAGTTGAGGGTACTACTCAACTTGGCGAAGAAACTGTCATTGCCGCAGCAAATGTTTTAGTTACAGGTGTTAGTGCTACAGGTAATGTTGGTAGTGTAGCTGTAGTAGCAAAAGCAGTAGTTAATGTTATTGGAGTTGAAGGCACTACAGAATTAGGTATTATAAATGTAATAGCAGGGGCAGTAGTTAATGTTATTGGAGTTGAAGGTACTACAGAATTAGGTAGTATCAGCTTAGTTACTAATAACTATATTAGTGTAGTAGGTAATGTAGGAACCACTGCATTAGGCGAAACCTCTGAAACCGGTAAAGCGAATATAGTATTAACAGGTGTTGTAGGAACCACTGCATTAGGTATTATCAGCTTAGTTACTAATAACTATATTAGTGTAACAGGCGTTGTAGGCACATCAGCATTAGGCGAAACGTCTGAAACTGGAGGTGCCAAGATATATGTAACTGGAGTTGTTGGTACAGGAATAATAGCAAATGTATTAGTATGGGGTCAAATACCAACTAATCAGGACCCTAACTGGCAAGACATAGATGAATCACAAACGGCAGGGTGGGTACAAATTAATACTCCACAAAGCCCTAATTGGGAAAGGATAGCAGCATGATTATAGAAGCTAAAGAAATTAATGGTATAATAGTACCAAAACACGAAATCTATTTAGAATGTGGACATTGCGGTATGAGGGTAGATGCGGTAGAATATGCTTCAAAAACCTGTAACGACTGTGGTGAACCGTGGGATGAAAAAAGACACGTAGGCATATACGTAACAAGTGTGCCTGCAAAAGGACAAACCTCTTAAGAGAATAAATTATGGCAAGTACATATTCATCATTAAAATTTGAGCTCATCGGTACCGGCGAACAGTCAGGTACATGGGGCAATACTACTAACACTAATTTAGGTACAGCGATCGAAGAGGCCATTACAGGTTCTGCCGATGTTACCTTTGCAAGCGCTGCGGTAACACTTACTTTAACAAATACTAATGCTTCTCAAACAGCGCGTAATTTAAGACTTAACTTAATTGGTACGTCAGGCGGAGCGCAGAACTTAGTTGTTCCTGATATTGAGAAGTTCTACCTTGTTAATAATGCCTGTGCTGATGCTATTACTGTTAAAAATTCAACAGGCGCAACGGTTGCAGTGCCTGCTAGTAAAGCGATGCTATTGTTTAGTACCGGGTCTGGCGTTGTAGATGCAGTCACCCATATGTCCTCATTAACTTTGACAACTGCATTGGCCGTTGCACAAGGGGGTACAGGCGCTACAACAGCAGCAGACGCTAGGACTAATTTAGGTTTAGGAACTATAGCAACCGCATCAGCAGACGCTTATGTAAGTAAGACATCAGCAACAGGTTCAGGAGTATTACCAAGTGGTACTGAAGCACAAAGAGATGGTTCTCCAGCAGCAGGTTACATTCGATTCAATAGTGACTCAGGTTCCTTTGAAGGATATGACGGGTCAGCATGGGGATCTATTGGTGGTGGTGCATCAGCAGGTGGTGCAATCTATGAGAACGTAGATAACATTACAGCAAACTATACAATAACAACTGGCAGTAATGGTATAAGTGTAGGCCCGATGACGATTGATGCGGGTGTCACAGTTACTGTTCCTTCTGGACAACGATGGGTAATTCTTTAAGGATAAAATATGGCTACATTAATTAATGCCGATACAAGTGACGGACTAAAGCTAACCTCTGATACTGTGGTGAGATACAGCTACAGTCTGCTGGAACAACAATTGCTACAGTAGATAGCACTGGTATTACAATGGCTAGTGGTAAATTACTAGCATCTACTGGTCCAGCGTTTAGTGCTTATGCTTCAAGTAGTGGAACAATAACAAGTGATGTTTGGACAAAAGTAATTATTAATACAGAAGTGTATGATACAAATTCTAATTTTGATACAGGCACATATAGATTTACCCCAACAGTAGCTGGATATTATTCATTTACAGGGTCAGTATTTACACAGGGTTCTACTAGTGTTACTAGAATATTGTTTGGTATATATAAAAATGGAGCGGAAGCTCAGGGCGGAATAATAGGAGACCTACGAGGAGG